TATTCGAGGGGCTGACCGCATTATCTTTGCTATGGACAACGACTTAGCGGGAACCTCCTCATCAATTGAGCTACTGAACAAGTGCCAAGAGATGGGGGTAGAGGCGTGGTTTTTTAACTACCAACACACAGATATGAAGGATGTCGGGGCTATGAGCTTAGATGAGATAAGGTTGGGACTAGAAAAAGCCAAGCACATAGCTCAAGGGAAGAAGGCAGTCGTATGATCATTGGGTTATCTGGATACGCAAGATCCGGCAAAGACACCGTGGCTCAATTTCTCGTAGAGAACTATGGATATACCAGAGTTGCCTTTGCAGACAACATTAGGCACATGCTTTTGGATTTAAATCCTTATGTAGGCATTGGCCCATCAAATTACAATCACACTACTTTGTCAGACCTTGTTGCTTTGAACGGATGGGAGGGCGCTAAACAGCACCCAGAGGTTCGTCGTTTACTACAAGACCTTGGGGTTTCAGCTAGAAACTATTTGGGCGAAGATGTTTGGATTAACGCTGCCCTCAGCACACCTACCCAAAATGATGGATTAGTCATAACGGATGTCAGGTTTATTAACGAAGCTGAAGCCATAAAGAAACGTGGTGGTCAGATCTGGAGAGTCATTCGCCCCGGCGTTACCGCGGTCAACTCCCATATCTCAGAGACTCAAATGGATGGTTATTCCTACGATCGCATCGTTGATAATAGCGGGGACTTTAAAGACCTTTCTTTAGAAGTGGTTGCAGCCTTACACAGATGACATTTACTGGATCTCTTTTACCTTACCAACCAGAAGCGGTAAACAGAATGATTGACCGCAAGAAGGTATTGGTTGCCTACGACCTTGGGTTGGGCAAGACAGTCATAACCATAGCCGCCATAGAACAGCTGATGGATGAGCGGAAAATAAATGAGCCAGGTCTTATTATTTGCCTATCCAGTTTAAAGTACCAGTGGGCAAACCAGATTGAGAAGTTTACAGATGGATCTTCACGAGCTTTGGTTATTGATGGAACGCCAAAGAAAAGAGCAGAGCAGTACGCCGAAGCAATGGCGTGGCGGACTTCAGGGGTTGATTACATCATTCTTAACTACGAGCAGGTTGTTAATGACTGGGCATCCGTATCTAAACTCCCACGATCATTCGTCGTCTGCGACGAAGCCACAGCAATTAAATCTTTTAGATCAAAACGATCCAAAGCCGTAAAGAAGTTAAGCGACGCAGAGTACAGATTTGCTCTAACTGGAACACCCGTAGAAAACGGTAAGCCTGAAGAGCTATACAGCATCATGCAGTTTGTTGATTCATCCGTGCTTGGTCGATTTGATATCTTTGATTCGGCTTTTATTGTTAGAAACAATTGGGGTGCGGTTCAGCACTACAGAAACTTGAAGACTTTGCATGAGAAGATGAAGGAAGCAGCCGTACGAAAGGCGCAGAAAGATCCAGATGTAGCCCCTTTCCTTCCTGACACCATACATAAAGATCCTATAAAGATTGTTTTAGATCGTAAAGCATCAAAGCTTTACTTCAAGATAGCCACTGATTTGGTGGATGACCTTGACGAAGCTCAGAACTTATTTGGCGCCTCCTTTAATGTTATGGCTCACTATGGTTTAGAGAACAAAGGTGGAGGGCCGGAGGATGAGATCAGAGGTCGCATCATGTCTAAGATAGGTTGCTTAAAGATGCTTTGCTCTCACCCAGATCTGTTAAGGACTAGCGCTCGCAAGTTTGCCGCCATGAACGGCGAAGGATCTATGTATGCCAGCGAGTTAGTTGAGTCTGGGTATCTGGATGGAATTGATTCCTCCCCTAAGCTTGACTTCCTAGTCCAATATGTAAAAGAATTTTTAGAACAAAACGATGCTAACAAGGTAGTTATATTTGCTACATATGTGGATATGTTAGACAAAATAACTGATGCTTTAGGCACAGATATTTGTAGAAAGTACTCAGGTAAGTTAGATGCCAAGGCAAAAGAAGATAACAAAACAGCGTTCAACACTGATCCTACTATTCGTGTTTTGGTTTCTTCTGACGCAGGTGGTTATGGAGTCGATCTTCCAGCGGCTAACTTACTCATTAACTATGATCTGCCTTGGAGCAGTGGTTCTGCGACTCAACGAAACGGAAGAATAAAACGAGCCAGTTCTACTTGGCCGTCAATTGTTATCCAAGACATCATCGTTAACGGATCTATTGAGGATAGACAGTACGAGCTACTTCAACAAAAAAATGCTGTGGCAAGTGCGGTCATTGACGGCGAAGGTATTGATGAGCAGGGTGGAATTCCTATGACTGTAGGCAGTCTTAAGCAGTTCTTAGCCTACGCCACCGTATAAACTATTCGGATGCCTAACGCACCTAAGACCCCTACGAGGACGATCCGCGTCCCTGACGACCTTTGGCTTGCCGTGCAAAAGAAAGCTGCCCGCCAGAAGGTGACCGTAACCAGCGTGATTATCGCCGCGCTAGAGAAGTACTTGACAGAGGTAGACCCTTTAGATTAATTTGAACCCACCTAACAAGGGGGTCAAAATGATTTTAGAAGATCTAAGAACAAGTCTTAGACAGTATCTATCATTAAAGGGTGAAGTAGAGCTACTCACCAATCGCGTCAATACATTAAAAACTCGTTTAACTGAGCACGTTGAAAGCAACGGCGAGACTACTGAAAAGGGTCATCTTACTCTTACTGTTGAAGACCCAATTAAAGGCGAAATTACATTAACAAAACAACGCAAGGTTTTTAAAAATCTTGATATTACTGTTGCCGAAAAGCTTCTTGAAGAACGCGGTATTAAAGAGCAGTGCATCAAAATGATTCCAACATTAGATGAGTCTGCGATCATGGCTGCTTTCTATGAATGTTCCCAGAGAAAATTACTTACGCCTTCCTCGTTAAAGAAGCATGAGCGAAGACTTCATTGAAAATAGTTTTGCTGATCTGGATGATTATTATCCAGGCAGTAAGCGCAAGCGTAAAGCGCCTGTGCAAAAAGATCCGGAAGTAACAGTTGATAAAAACTGGGATGCAAAGCCTTACAAAAAAACTTTGCCTAACGGGACTGATATCGAGATGTTTACTATCGGAGCTTTAGCCTCAGCTGTTGGACGACCCGTAATAACAATCCGCACGTGGATCAAGGAAGGGCATATTCCTGCCTCGCCTTATCGGTTGTCTGACACCATTGACAAGTATGGGACTAAACGCCCAGGTCGAAGGATGTGGTCTAGAGCAATGATTGAAACCTTTGTAGAGATGCTGGATAAGGCTGGACTCCTTACGGTAACCCGTATAGAATGGTCCGAACACCGGCAACTCAGCAAAGAGTTAGCCGAGGCGTGGACTAACATCCGCGCAACCGAAACCAAATAGAAAGAATACTAATGGCAATCAATAGAGAAGAAACACCTATCGTTACTGAGAATGATGATTTCTCAGTACAAAATGCTACAGAAATCGCAGGTCGTCCATCAAACGCTATTTCATCAAGTGGATGGGATACCCCAGCCGCTGGCGGTGGAAATTACCCAGTTGATTTCAAATTCATTGACGGTCAATTCCAGATCGTTAAGTTCATTGATCCGAGCGCAACACCATTTGCTTCTTACAAAGAGCATTGGCTTACTCAGAAAACTTCTGGCAAGAGTTCATACATCTCCCTAGGATCTAATGATCCATTATGCGTAAAGCTTGGAAGCGTTCCTCGCCATATTCGCGCATTTACTATTGCCAACCTCAGCGCCCAAGGTGGACCTCAGCGTCAGGTATTAAAGGCAACTCCGCGTTTGTATAAAACTCTTTATGCAGCGCACCACAATCAACAATTCGGCCCGTTAAATAGAAGCTACTGGGCTCTTAGTAGAACTGGTGAGATGGCTGCTATTACCTATCAGGTAAACCCAGTCAAAGAGAGAGATCTACAAGAGGACTGGGGCATTGATCTTGCTGCCGTCACCCCCCAACTTGGGATGAGCTAGAGGCAATTGCTAACGCTTTGTCCTAAACAGTGAGATGTTGAAGGGCTAGTTGTAGGTGACCCCCTAGACTAGCCCTTCAGCCTATTGGGAGACTATTTGTGACTTTTATAATTACGACTAAAGATCAGTTAGACGAAATGATTTTGTACTATCTACAGCAAGACGCTTTTGCATTTGATGTTGAAACTGTAGGTGATCGAAGGGAAGTACCTGCTGTCAATGAAGTCCTTTGGTTATCGTTTGCGACTTATGGCAGGTGCGATGTCATACCACTTGGTCATCCTAACGGTGAGTTTATTGGTGAAACCTATCCGCTTACCGGTCAAGGGGAAAAGCGTGTACTTGAAGGATTACCAGCTCGTGAGTCAGATTATTCGCGGGATAAGAAAAAAGCTGTTAAAGAGTTTGGCAAAGCCCCTGCACAGTTATACCCGAGTGAAGTATTCAAAGCACTCCAGCCTTTATTCTTCAACGATAAAGCATTAAAGATTGGGCACAATTTAGGTTTTGATCTTAGTTCTGTTGCAAAGTATTACGGCGGTGAGGTTCCTTGTAAGCCTTACTTTGATACCTTGATGGCTTCCTTCTTATACAACAGTAATCAAAATCGTGGTCGTCTTGGTCTTGATGATTGTTTGCAAAGAGAACTTGGTTACAGCATGGAGAAGGGCATTGGTCATAAAGTAGAGGACTACAGTTTTAGTGAGGTTGCTAAGTACTCATACCTAGATGCTAAATACACTTTCCTCCTCTGGCAGAACCTTGTTCCTAAATTAAAAGAAGCAAATGTTAACGAGGTAATGAACTTAGAAATGGATGTGTTACGCGTCCTTTGTGAGATGAAGCTGACTGGGGCACCTATTGATACAGATCAGTTACAGGTTTTATACGACAAGATCAGTGTAGAGGTAGAAGAAGTAAAGAAAGAGATTTATAGGATCGGCGGAGTTTTTAACATCAATTCAAATGCTGAAAAACAATACATCTTGTACGGCCCAAAGGAAGAGGGCTGTCGAGGATTGAAGCCAAAGCTTTTGACAGGCAAAGGTAAAGATAAAGAAGGCGAAAAGACCTACAAAGACTATTCAGTATCAGCTGAGGCTTTAGAGGACTTTAGAGAGACTGACGAGCTAGTAAAGGTACTACTTGAGTACTCAGATCTAAACAAGTTATTGAGCACCTATGTTGTCCCTTACTTAGGCGGCGAGGTTGTAAAGACGACAAATGGTAAGTCAAAGGTTGAGCACAGAGACAGCCTGTTAGTTAATGGAAAGATCTATGCAGACTTTATTCCTTGGGGGGCTGAGACAGGTAGATTTTCTAGTAAGAATCCAAACTTGCAGAATGTTCCTGCGCCTAACACAGATCATGGTCGCGCCATTAGAAACTTATTTTATGCACCAGAGGGTTACAAGTTAGTGGTAGCAGACTACTCACAGATTGAACCACGCATCATTGCTTCCATGTCAGAAGACCCCATCATGATCAAGAACTACCTTGACGGCAGTGACATCTATACCACTGTAGGTAATGAGATGGGTGTGGATCGCAAAGCAGGTAAGGTGCTGGTTCTATCTATTGCCTACGGCGTTGGCCCAGACAAGATTGCTCGTCAGATTGGTTGCTCTATACAGGAGGCTAGGGATCTTCTTACAAATTTCTCTGATCGATTCCCTTCTGTTGGCAACTATAAGCAGTTGGTGATTGGAGTAGCCAAGAAGCTTGGTTATGTTAGTACCCTTTACAAGAGGCGTCGCTACCTACCAGACATTCGTTCTAACAATATAGCGCTACGAGCCTCAGCTGAAAGACAGGCGTTCAATACCCGCATTCAGGGTTCCGCTGCGGATATTATAAAATTAGCTATGGTTAGGGCATACGAAAGACTGCCAAAGGAATCCAAGCTCATACTTACCGTTCACGACGAATTAGTTACCCTAGCTCCAGACCATTTGGTTGAAGAGACTAAGGAAGCGATCCGTGATGCCATGGAAAATATAAATGTTTTGAAGGTCCCACTGTTGGCCGACATGGCTGTTGTGACACGGTGGGGTGAGGCTAAGTGAGATGGTTTCGTAAGCTCTTTGGAAAAGATAATGACTTTGTAACAGTTAGCAAAGATGTTCCCCTAACAACTTTAATGCGGTGGTACATATACGACACCGGCATGGGGCATGAGAATGAGATTGCCGAACTGATTGGTTTAACTCCAGTAAGCGAAGAGGGAAATAAAAAGGAAAGACAGGACAGCGAGTTACGCCTCGAACAAGTTTTAGATCTAATGCCGTACCTTGATTTTATATCAGATGTAGCCGCGGACGCGGTGTCCAGTATGCAGTTAAAAGAGATGC